GGCGACATACGGCTGGACAGCTGGGTCAACCTGATGACCGGGCTCGGCACGCTGCGCGACAAGTCCATGCACGCCCGCGTAACGCCCGGCGAAAAGCTGGGCGACGGCGCGCTGGAATCGCTTTTCAACGACGACGACACCGCCCGGCGCATCGTCAGCAAGCTGCCCCGCGAAGCGATGCGCCGCGGCTACAAGATCGTCTTGGAAGCCGACGACTCCAACGCCGACATTCAACGTGACATGGAAGACGTGCTGTCAGACCTGCACGCCGACCCGCTGCTCCGCGACGGGTGGATATGGGCGCGCTTGTACGGCGGCGGCTCGGGCGTGCTGGTGGGCGCGGATGACGGGCGGGCATTGGACCAGCCGCTGAATGAAGCCGCGATCCGCACCGTCAGGTTTTTGAACCTCGTAAAGCGCCCGCAGGTCATCGTCAAGAAACGCTACGACGACGTGTCGCAGCCGTACTTCGACGAGCCCGAAATGTACACGGTCTACAAGACCGGGGTTACGGCGACGTCGCAAAAGCTAGGCGGCAGCATCGACGTGCACGCCAGCCGCATGATTCTTTTCCCCGGGGCTTTGACGGCCAGATCGACCCAGCCGGGCCTGACCGAATGGGACGACTCCGTGCTGCAGAACGTGTATGCGGCGCTGCAGCAATCGTCGACGGCGTGGCAATCCGTGGCGCACCTGATGACCGACGCCAGCCAAGGTGTGCTCAAGATAGCGAACCTGATCGACATGTCCGCCGCCGGGCAATCGGCGACGCTACGCACGCGTATGGAAGTGATGGACATGGCGCGATCGGTGTGCCGGTCGATCTTGGTGGACGCCGAGCGGGAGTCATTCGAGCGCGTGGCCACGTCTTTCGCCGGGCTGCCCGAAATGGTCGACAAATTCATGATGCGCGTCGCGGCGGGCGCCGAAATGCCCGTCACGCTGCTGTACGGCCGCTCGCCGGCGGGCATGAACGCGACCGGTGAGTCAGACATCCGCGGGTGGTACGACTCGGTCAGCGACGCCCAGCACGACACCTTGAAGCCGCGACTAACACGGCTGATCACGCTGTTGTTTCTCGCCAAAGACGGCCCGACGCAAGGCCGCGTGCCCGACCGGTGGTGCTTGGAATTCAACCCGCTGTGGCAGCCCACGGATAAAGAGCTCGCTGACACCAAGAAAGTCAAAGCCGACACGTACGTCGCGCTGGTGGGGGCCCAGATCGTCACGGAATCGGAAGCGGCGATCGGGCTCGCGCCGGACTTCCCGGTGATCGACGTGGCGCAACGGGAGGAGCTACGCGACGCGCAGGCTGACGTGCACGCGGAAATGTTGACCAACCCACCGCAGCCGCCGGGCGCGGACGGGGCTGTGCCGGGTGACGTCGGCGGCGACACCGGCGGCCAGTACAGGACGTGACACGTGCACGTGCTGGGCCATCGGGAGCAATTGGCGCTTGAGCGCGCGGCTGCTTCATATTTGGACGCGGCGATGGATTTCGAGCAGGAAGCGCCGGGCGACGAGAAAGTTAAGTGATATCAATTGTTTGATGGCGCCGCCAACGGCGGCAGTGCTCATGAGGATACCTTAACGCTTGCACCCGTTGACGCTTGCTCATGAGCAAGCGCATTAATGGGCATGCCAGCCCGCTCCGCCCGACGTCATGACGCCGCATATACCGCCTATCTGCAGTCGCTCATCGCTCGCGCCCGCCTTCCGGCGGGTACTCCGGGTGCGGGGCGTTTCGCGAGCGGCGCCCGACCGGGACACGAGCTGGATAAGACCTTCCAAACCGCGAACGGGGCCGCAGCGGTAGCTGCAATCGTCAATCGCGCGGTGGTGCACAATGCCGGCGAAAAGGGCATGGCGGAGCATGCGATGCGGCAGCGCACCGGGCAGACGGTGCGGCCCGCGGCGGCGACGCCCGCCGGCCCGCAAGCCGGCGCACCGACGTGACCTGCACGATCGCCATCATCGGCGCCCCCCGCGCCGGCAAGACCACGCTTGCACGTGAGCTCGCGTGCACCCTTGCGATGCCCGTGGTGCACGCCGACGACATGATCGCGCTGGGCTGGTCGCAAGTATCCACCACGCTAGCGCGCCTGATGCACGACGACCCGCAGCCGGCGATTTATGAAGGCGTCGCCGTGGTGCGGGCGCTGCGTAAGCTGCTGACCGTCGGCGCCACGATCCCCGTGCACCGGTGCATCGTACTCGAGCAACCGTGGCTCAAGCTGACCGCCGGGCAAGACCGCATGCGCGTGGGCTGCGCGACGATGTTAGCCGGCATCGAGCCCGAGCTCGCGCGCCGGGGCGTCGCCATGGAGCGGCCGCAGTGCGGGCATTAGTCGCCGCGCTACGCACGCAAGCCGCCGTGCGCGGCGCCCGATACGCACGCGACGTGCAGGGCAAGCGATGGCCGCGGCCGCGCTTCCCACACCGTGAAGTACTGCATTACTACCGCCGCATCCGCTACTTTGTAGAGCAGTCGCAATACGTGATCCGGCGCGACATTTTCCCGGCGCTGCCGGGGTTGCTGCAATCGTCGCAAGTGCAGCAGGCGCCGGTGGTGCGCAGCGATACCGCCGACGACATCGACAAGGCCATCGCGCAGGCCGCAGCGGCGACAGCGCAAGCCGTGCCCGATCGCGACATCCGCGCGGCCGCCACGCAAACGGCGCTGCGGGTGTCGGAAACGCAAGGCAACGACCTGCAGGGCCAGATCCAAAAGGTGGCCAAGATCAATTTGTTCGATGACACGACGGGTCTTGCGCAACATTTGGAGCTTTTCGTCTCCGATAACGTCGCGCTGATCAAATCGATCCCGGCGTCGCAGCTCGAAGCCGTCAAAGGCGTGATCGTCCGCGGCGCACGTGCCGGCAAACACCACCGCGAAGTGCAGGATGAGCTGGTCGCGCAATTCGGCATCACGCGCCGACGTGCGGCGCTCATCGCCAGCGACCAGATCGGGAAATTGAACGGCGAGCTCAACCAGCTGCGGCAAACCAACGTCGGTGTGCGCCGGTACCGCTGGTCGACGTCGCAGGATGAGCGCGTGCGACCAGCGGAAGGCCCGAACAAGGAGCGCTTGGGCCACCGCAAATTGAACGGCACGATCCAAGAATGGTCGAAGCCGCCGCTTACCGATGAACGCACGGGTGAAAGGGCCCACCCCGGCCAGCCGATCCGCTGCCGGTGCGTGGCGATCCCGATCATCGACGACGTGCTCGCTGACGCGGGGCTCATCGCGCCGGAAGACGTCGAAACGACCCAACCACGCCCCGGCGAGCAGCCCCCGCTGCGCGTGCCCCCGGGCCCCACGCCGCAACCCGCCAACGTGCCGGCGCTGACGCCCACGCCGACCGTACGCCCGCCGCCGGCACCGATGCCGCCCAAGCCCCCACCAGCGCCGCCCCCGGTGACCCCGCCGCCCCGGCTGCCCGTGGTGGTGCATGGGGCGCTGCCCAAGCCCGCGGCGAACGATGCCGAACTCGAGCGCCAAGCGGGGGAACGCCGGCGCGAACAAGAGCTCGAAGCCTTGAAGCGCGCCGCTGCCGCCCGCATGCGCCGCATCCGGCTCGAGCAGGAGCTCGCCGACCACCTGGCCGCCGCGGAAACGGCCGCGGCCGCCGGGCTCGCTGCGGAAATCGCCGCCGCCCAAGCCGCGGAAGCCGCAGCCAATGCCGCCTACGAAGCCACGGTGCGGGGCGCCGCGGTGTCGATCGCTGCTGCGGCAGCCATGCGCAAGCCCAAGCCCGCGGCCAAGCCGCAGCGCAAACGCCCGAAACGGCCGCCCACGAAAGCCGTCATGCGCCGTCGTCGTAGGTCGTGAGCACCCGTGCTCATGGGCATATATGCGCACGCGGCACACGCCCATGCGTTGACACTAGCTAGCGGGCAAGCGCCTCGGCGCGCCCACGTAACCCCTTGACCCGGCCGCCTGCCGTGCATACCACCAGCAGTGCAGCCTGACACCGTCAGCCGATACGATGTCGCCGTGCTCGGTAACGCCGAGCGGACGCCCCAAGGCTTTCTGCGTATCCCGGCGCACCTGACCCGGGCGGGCATCCTCGAATATCGGCGCGCCGACGGCACCACCGTGCGGGAGCTCCGCCCGGCGGCGGAAGTGTTCGCCCCGACGTCGCTCGCCACGCTGCGGGCCGCCCCGGTGACGGACCTGCACCCGACCGAAATGGTGGGCCCGTCGAACGTCCGGGCGCTGTCCATCGGCATCGTGTCGGAAGACGTCCGCGCCGACGGCGACCTTGTGGCCGCGGCCGTGACCGTGCAGGAAGCCGACGCGATCGCTGCGGTGGAGCGCGGGGAAAGGCGCGAGCTGTCGTGCGGCTACAAGTGCCGCATTGATGCGACGCCCGGCGTTTACAAGGGCAAGCCGTACGACCAAGTGCAGCGCGACATTCAGTACAACCACGTCGCGCTTGGACCACGCAATTGGGGCCGCGCCGGGCGGGACATCGCGCTGCGCATCGACGGCGACGCCGATGCCGACGCCACGGTTTTCAGGCTGGATGCAGCCGACGGGTTGAGCACTACACCACTGCCGCCGTCAGCGGCGACTAGGACGAAACGCACCATGGACCTGACCACGATCGACATAGATGGCGCGCACGTCGAAGTGCCGCGCGAAGCCGCAGGTAAGATCTTGACAGCGCTGTCAATGCGTACCGACGCGCTCGGCGAAGTCGTCATCGAGCGCGATGAGCGCGACGCCATGATCGCCGAAATGCAGACGCGCATCGACGCGCTGGCCGCGGAGCTCGTAGCGGCCAACGACCCCGCGCGGCTCGACGCGCTGGTCCAGGAGCGCGTCAAGGTCATCACTCGAGCGCAGCCGGTGCTCGGCGCCGACACGCGCTTGGACGCCATGCCGGTGCGCGAAATCCACATCGCTTATTTGGCGAAGGTCAATCCGGGCTTCGTGGTCAAAGACCGCACCGACGCTGAGCTGGCGATCGCTTTCGACGCGCTATCGACATACGAGCCCCGCACCGACGCGCTCGGTCAGGCCCGCAGCGTGACCGCGCCGACGCGCATTGCCCCGGCGCAGCCCGCAGCGGCGCCCGCCGCGTACGTGCCCGATTGGCGCAAGCCGCTGTCGTCCAACAAGTCCTAACCGTCAACCCGCAGGGGGAAAGCACACACGTAATGCAAACGACATACACGAATCTAGCCCCCGAAGGCTTTCTCGGTCTGATGACCGAGGATTTTACGCGGTTCGTCGATACGGCGATCCCGCAGGTCAGCGTCAAGATCGGCAAGCTGTTAGTCGGCGACAAGACGGCGGGCAAGCCGCGCGGCGCGGTGAAGTACCCCGGCGCTGCGGCGGACATCACGACCAAGGCCATGCTCGCGGGCATCACGGTGTGGGACCAGTCGCGTGAAGGTGGCGTCGATTGGCCGGCGCTGCGCCCGACGCCGCTGCTGCGCCGTGGTCGCATTTGGGTCATCGCGGAAGGCGCGGCCGCGCGTTACACGCCGTGCTTCATTCGCTACGTCGCCGGCGCAGGCGGCACGGAGCTCGGGTCGTTTCGCGGCGACGTTGACACCGCGTCCGCTGCGCAGTGCGACTGGGCGATTTTCCTGACCGATGCGCCGGCGGGCTCGCTGGCGCTGGTCGAAGTGTCGATCTTCTAAGGCGGGTCGAGAGAAAGGTATTCGAGGACTAACACGATGCTTTACCTGCAACCCCCACCGATGTCTGCGATCCGCCGCGACCACCTAGCCGGCGAGCTCAGCAAGCTGTCTGACACGTTCGACGCCACCGCAGTCGACAGCGTGCTGCGGCATTTGATCTTGCACCGCGCCAGCGTGTACGGGTCCGAGCGTTTAGACGCAAACGAAACTGCGGTGCTGACGCAACAGCTCGAATACATGCGGGCGCGTACCGCGGACATCGAGCGGCCGCCTTTCAAGGCGCGGACGTTGGTGCCGATCACGTCCGAAGTCGACCCCGGCGCGGAGACCTGGTCGTATTCGCAATGGGATCGCGCCGGCATGGCGAAGATCGTCGCGAATTACGCCGACGACATCCCCAAGGTCGCGACGTTCGCAAAAAAGTTCGTCAACACCGTCGAAACCATCGCGCTGGGCTACGGGTGGTCGTGGTTGGACCTGCAGCGCACGGCACGCGCAGGCGTCCCACTGCAGACTCGACTTGCCCAAGCGGTGCGGGATGGCTTCGAGCAGAAGATCGAAATCATCGGCGCCATCGGCATCACGGAAACCGGTGCGACCGGGCTGTTGAACAACGTCAACGTCCCGCAGATCTCAGCCGCCGCGCCCGGCACGGGCTCGTCAACAGCGTGGGGCGGTGGCGACAAGACGCCGCAGGAAGTGTTGAACGACCTGCACGCGATGGAAGACGCGATCATCGTCAACACCAAGGGGACGCGCTTCCCTGACACGCTGGTGTTGCCGCTCGCCAAGTACCGCTATATCCAAAAGACCCCCGTGTCGGTCGCAGGCGGCGCCAACCCGCGCGACACGATCATGTCTATATTTCTCGAGAAATCGTCGACGGTCACCAGCATCGAATGGTGGCAGTTCTGCGACACGATCAACACCGGCGGCACGCCCCGCGCTCTCATGTATTCGCGCAATCCGATCGTGGTGCATTTGGAGCTGCCGCTCGAGCAGCAGGAAATGCCGCCGCAGGCCAAGAACTTGTCGCTCGAGATTAACAGCGTCGGCCGCATCGGCGGCGTCGCTTGGGAGTATCCGCTCGCCGGCGTGTACATGAACGGGATTTGACATGCCGCGCGTAATCACATTGGCGCTGCAGAACACGGGCACGCATGCGATGTCGATCCCGCTCGACACGACGCGGCTGATCACTGTGCCGACGCCGCGACCCGGGCTGCCGTTTACGCTGGTCGGGTTGAATCAAACGGAATCGGCAGCGTGGGCCGCTGCATGCAAGACGCCGCAGGTCGCCGGGTGGACGGGCGCCGGGCTGCTCATCATCACCGACATCCCCATGACGCCGGAAGACAGCCGGCGGGAAATTATCGACTAACACCATGCGCATATTGCAACCCGGTGAAACGCCCCGCGCTGACGAAACCACGACGACGTTCCAAAACACGGCGCCGCACGTCAAACACATCTCGATAGGCGACGGCGCTTTCGTGACCGTGCCGCCGACCGTCGGCATAGCGACCGTGACCGTGGCCTGCACCGCGACCGAGCAAGCCGGGCTCGACAAAGGGCTGACCACGGATTGCGTCTTGGAATGGATCGCGCAGGCCGAGCTCGTAGTCGTGCCCCCCACGCCCCCACCGCCCGAAGGCGGCGACGGTGGTGATGCAGGCGGCGTGCTGGCCACGGACCCGGACGCCGGCGGGTCGCACCACCGCAGCCGCAGGGGCCGCTGATATGACCGTGCGTCGATTGGAACCAGGGCAGCACGTCGCCGAGGGCGAAACCGAGCTGAAGCTGCTCAACACCACCGCCGACACGCTGCACATCGGCATTTTAAAGGGCGAATATCTGCGCGTGCTGCCCGGCGGGGTGGACCCCACAGTGTTCGCACTGACCGCCGACCAAAAGGGCCGCTACGACCTGCAGCTGCGGGCGCAGCCCATATACCAAGGCTGGTTTGCCGCTGGGTATTTGGTCGACGTGACTAACGCGCCGCCCCCACCCCCACCGCCGGAGGGTGACTAACAACACCGTGGTGACCGTCGAACAAATTCAATCGGAGTTTCCGGAATTCGCGAGCACCGATCCGATCCTGATCGGGTCGAAGCTCATGGACGCGGTGCGCCTGATCGACGGGGCTACGTTCGGCGGGCTATACGACGACGCGGTCAAATATTACACGTGCCACCTGATTGCCTTGTCGCCGCACGGTGAATTCGCGCGGCTGGTCGAGCAGCAATCCCCGGGCGGTGCGTCGACCACGTATGAACGCCAATTCAATCACATCGTGCGCAGCGCGGTGTCAGGGCCGATGGTGATCTGATGCCCGTCACCGTCAAAGTCACCGAAGTCGATCACGGGTGGGCAGACATCCGCGATCGGATTTTGAAGCTCGGGCAAGTCGGCGGCGGCGGGATCGTGCGCATCGGCGTGCAAGGCGCACAGGCCGCAGCGAACCATCAAAACTCCAAGCTAACCACCGCGCAGATCGCCAACATCCACGAATACGGCAAGGTCATCCACCAGCCGAAGAAGAAGCGCACGATCGTCATCCCGGCGCGGTCTTTCATCGGTGCGACCGTGGACATGTTCGTCGAAGCCATCGCACGGCGTGAAGCGCTGTTGGCGTCCGGCGTCATGATGGGCAAATTCACGCTGCGCGGGGGCTTAGATTTGTTCGGGCAGTACGTGGTGGGCTTGATCGTCCAGCGCATCGCCGACCGCATCCCGCCGCCGCTGTCCAAATGGACGATCGCCCGCAAGCGCTCCACGGTGCCGCTCATCGACTCCGGCCAGCTGCGCGGGTCCATCACGCATAAGATCGAAGGTGCGGCGTGACGGCCATGTCGCCCGATTGGCAGGCCATCGAAACCGGCCTGCGGCAATGGGTCATCGACATGACCTGCACCCCGCCGCACCACGTCGCGTGGGATTGGGCACCGGTCGAGTTCCGCACATACAATCAGATCGACCTTAGATTGATGGACCACCGCGCCCGCAACGCCATGGGCGCGCAAATCACATACCCCGAGCCCGACGACGACGGCACGATCACGCCGATCGCGATTTCGGAGAGGGCGTGCA